AAATCCCTTGAACAGTAATGTTCGTGCGGGTTCGATTCCCGCCAGTAGTACAATTTATGGACTCGTAGCTCAGCTGGATAGAGCAATAGCCTTCTAAGCTATCGGTCACAGGTTCGAATCCTGTCGGGTTCACAAAGTAGAATAAGCTAGTGCAGGGTCTACAGGGAAGTCGACTCCCACTGCACTCTAGGAAGATTGGCAGAGTGGTCGAATGCACTGGTCTTGAAAACCAGCGTACCGCAAGGTACCGTAGGTTCGAATCCTACATCTTCCGCATAGGACTTTTAGCTCAGATGGTTAGAGCAACTGACTCATAATCAGTAGGTCCCTGGTTCGAACCCAGGAAGGTCCACGATCGCAGTCAGGTGCACACCCATTGTGGTGAGAAGGGGGGTAGCTTGGCTATCCCCCTAATGGTGTTTATATTTATACTCATATCGAGAAATAATATAAACGTTACAACTATGGGACACTATGAAGATGCCTTTTATGAGATTTTTACTAAGGTAAAGAAGAAAAATCTAAAAGAGGAATTTGATTCTCAACTCAAAAAAATGGAAAATCAAGACAAGCATAGGTTTAAAACTACCAAAGAAAGATGGGAGTACGCATATTCTCGGGTAACGGGGTCAATCTAAAATATGTATAATCAAAAAATGAACGTAGAAAATATATTTTCTTTATTCTCTAAAGATGAAAATCTTGATGGGGTTAATGAAAAGGTTCATGTTGACTTTACCCAAACTCCAATTTACTGGATTGGGATGTATAAGAAGTTGGTTTTAAATCATATTAATTTTAATAAAAAAGTTATTAAGTTTTTTAAAAACGCAAACCAAGAACTTGACATGGAGGATATGAAGGAGGCAGGTGAATTCGTTATATACAATAGAGCATGGTCATACATCAATAAAATCGACATAGACCACCCAGACACATTATTAGCCATAGACAAATATTCAGATGAGTACTTAGATACATCTCTAAAATTAGGGATTAGTTTTTTTGAACAACATGAAGAATATGAGAAATGTGCATTACTAGTCAAAATTCTCCAAAAATCAAAAAGTCTTCAATCTTAACTTGGATACCAGATTTCTTCCACGTAAATTCATAATACAGGGGTTTTAAAGAATGGGGGATGAGAGAGGGATTGGAAAAACAGGGGTATAAGGGGTATAAAGGTACCCGAGGTGTATAAAAATAAATAGTTAATAATATGAAAAATGAACAGTTAGTAGACAAAAGGTTTACCCAAATCGAAGGGAAAATCAAAACATTAAGTTATCTCTTAAGTAGACAATCTCCCGTTAGCGAATTCAAGAAAGAATTAGAAGGGTTAGGAGAAGTAGTAGCCGATTTAAAAGCTATTATTGAAAGAGATATGTCACCACTTAGAAACGGTTAATAATTTAAATAAAAGTTATGAATTTAACAGCAGAACAAATCCAATTGAATTGGGTAGAGTTTATCACAAACATCGAAACTCACATTACGGGAGATAGAAAACAGAAATTAATTGATTTCTATAACAAGTATCAAGAACGTGTAATATTAATGCCTGCGGCCCATAAAAAGGAATACCATAATGCTTTTCCTGGAGGGTATGTTGAGCATGTTAATAGAGTTGTCAAAGCAGCACTTTCATTCTCAGCAGTATGGGAAGGTTTTGGAGCTGATATGACAACGTTTACTACCGAAGAACTTGTATTCTCAGCTATCAACCATGATTTAGGTAAGATGGGTGATGAAGAAAATGAATCATACATTCCTCAGGACGACAAATGGAGGAGAGAGAAACTAGGTGAAGATTATAAATTCAACACTCAGGTCCCATTTGCTTCGGTCCCAGACCGTGGGTTGTTTATGTTGCAATCGCATGGAATAACGTATACATTCAATGAAATGTTAGCAATCCAGACCCATGACGGTTTGTATGATGACGCCAATAAAAAATACTTATTTTCATACATGCCAGAGCAAAAACCTCGTACTTCACTCCCATTTATCCTACATCAGGCCGATTTAATGGCAGCACGGGTTGAGTTTGAACGTGAATGGTTACCTAAATTGAAGGGTAACGTGGATGCCTCAAAGAAAAATTTTACATTGGGTGACAGTGCTAAAGGAAAAACTAGCACCTCATCGAAATCTAAAGCTTTAGGTTCTATCAAAAGTGAAGGGTTAAAAAATATGTTAGATAATTTATGATTACAACAGTAGTAATATCAGTTTTATCGGTTTTGGTCGTGGTCTTAGGATTCACGACCTTTAACCTATTGCGGAAAAATGAAAGAGCCGAGGATATTGTGGTTGGGTATCTTATATATTTAGAAAAAATTTCCAAAGTAATTGAGGCTTCAGATGAAAAATTGAAGAAGTTAGATTACAAAGGTTCATTTCGTTCAGATGATGAGGTGGGTTTTTTCTTTGACCAAGTTAAAAAGATTCAAGAAATCTTAAATGACTTTAAATTGAAAAAATCTTAATAAACCCCTCATGGATGAAATAATTAGAAAACATAAGAGTCAAAAGCAAAATAGAAGATATTTTACTCAAGATGCTGAAGATGCTATTGTTAAATATAATAACTCTTCAGACCCTGAAGAACGAAGCAATTTGTATCAAAACCATATTCATTGGCCCTTTTACAAATTAACCGAAAATATCATCCACACATTCAAGTTTTACCATACTGAAGTTGAGGATTTAGAACATCTCCAACATGAGATAATAACGTTTTTACTATCCAAAATCCACCTATTTGATCCTTCAAAGGGTGCTAAGGCTTATTCTTATTTTGGAACAATAGTTAAACGTTGGCTTATAGTTTATAATGAAAAAAATTATAAGAATAAACTAAAAAACATTCAAATCTCAGATCTAAGTAACTATTCAAACTTAAATTCCTCAGATTCTTCATTTATTAAGTCTCAAAGGATGGAGAAAGAAGTAAGTAAGATTACTGAAGGTGAAGATGAATCAGAACATTTAGATGAGTTGGGGTTACGTGGGTATAAGTATGAAGATAAACTATCACACTTTATAGATTTATACGTTAAGTATTGTACCGAAAATATTTACAAATATTTCCCAAAAGAATACGATGCTAAGGTGGCAGATGCCATTTTAGAACTATTCCGTAAAAGAGAAAGTATAGATATTTTTAATAAGAAAGCACTTTATATTTACATTCGTGAAATGATAGATGTAAAAACCCCTAAAATTACTAAAATTGCAAAGGTTTTATACACTGTATTTCAAGAAAAATATTTATTTTATTTAGAGCACGGGTACTTTCCATCCTAAGGGTTTTTCTTATATATATTTATAAATAAAACTATGGGACAATTAGATACATTAGTTTTTGGTAAGAAAAAATTTTCGGATATTTTAGAAGAAATTTACAACAATCAAAAACGTCGCGAAGCTCAAGTAACTGCGCTTATATCAGAATTGAAACCCCTAATATCAGATATTGGTGATGCAACACTTATAGTTCCTTTAATTAAGGAATACATGGAAATCGGAGTTAAAAATGATGAAGCTCTTATTAAAATGGCTACTATAATCCAAAGAGCAGCCCAAAATAAAAATGATGATGGTGGGTTTGGAATTTCTGAAGAGGAAAAAGAACAATTACTTGCTGAAATGGATAAGCTCCAAAATAATAAAGATAACCAAGAATAATGGCTAAACGGGCAACAGGTAATACATCCAAATCTAATACTAAATCTTCATCTCCATCACCAGGAATATTTGCTGCTAGGGTTAAAGAAATTATATTAGATGACAAGGCTAACCCCGAAAAATTCAAAGCTAATGGGGAATGGTCGGGTATTGGGACTGTGTTTTTTAGTTTAATAGGCACGCCTAATAATAGTGATGATCCTTATGCTTCATTAACAGCCTCTCCACTATTCCCAAATCAAAAATCCTTTCCACTACTAAATGAGGTAATTTATATAATATCATTACCCAACGCAAGTATTCAGGGGAGCGTAAATAGTCAAAAATACTACTATTTCCAACCTGTTAATTTGTGGAGTAATACCCACCATAACGCAATCCCAGACCCAACTTTTACATCTAATTCCCCTGAATCAGAAAAACCAGATTATATTCAAACCGAAGCTGGTGCTGTAAGGCGAGTAACTGACGGGGGTACTGATATAAATTTAGGTAAAACATTTAAAGAAAATTTAAATTTAAAAACTATACTTCCTTTTGAAGGTGATATCATATATGAGGGTAGATGGGGTCAAAGTTTTAGATTAGGATCTACTGTAAAAAATTCAACAGTCCCTAATCCATGGTCTAGAACTGGTAATGATGGAGATCCTTTAATAATTTTAAGAAACTCCCAATATGATGATGGTAAAGATCCATGGATTCCTCAAATAGAAGATATTAATAAAGAAGGGTCTACAATGTATATGACCTCAACTCAAGCTATTCCTA